TCACCCGGTCATCCCTGCATGTGTCGTCCCAGCCCATCCTTAGATCCTATGGTCTCTACCCAGTATCGTCTGCGCGATCACCTTGTACGCCTGCCCTGCTAGCGCGCCTGCGCCAAACCCTAGCACGACATGCACGCCCACTGGATACTGCTCTGCGCCCGGTAAGCCCAGTGTAGGCAAAAGCGCTGGAAAAATCCACGGCGAAGTCGCTGCGCCAAGGGCGAACGGAAGCACCGGGAGCGCGCGCACAAACCATGGCGATTCCCCATGCCCCAGTGCTTTTGCAGCTTCTTTTATGCCCTCCACCGAGCCGGATATCAGACCTGCCCACAGAATAACGCCCAATAGATCACCCACGATACTCCTCCATTGCCTCGCGGAAACGTCGCAAATATTCCATTGCGTTTGGCACGCCTTTCTCACTTGCTGCCTGCTTAAACGCCTCGTTTTGAGTCATCCCGGATTTTGTCAGCTCATTCGCCCGAGCGAGCGTTCCGGGCCCGGCTTTCCACAGATACGCGATGCGAGACGGCTGGTAGCAGTGGCGAGATTGGTAGCGCTCCTGGTATCTCAAAAACGCCAGTATCGCCGCGTTGCCGTTCCCGTGGAGCGTGGACGTGTCCTCGATGCCCGCATCCAGACCAGCCAGCCGGCCCATCTGCAAAAGCCCGTAGTACTGCGAGCCGTCGCGGTGCGCGTACTCATCCCCACCAGACTCGACGTGTATCAGCGCCAATATTACCTCGTCTGGGTAGCTGCACATTTTGACCCCAGCCTGAAGGCGCGCCGGGTATAATCTGGCGCGCCAGTGCTCAACTTTTTCTGACATTTAGACACTCCATATCATAAAACCCCGCGACCGTTGTTGCGGCCGCGGGGCTAGTGTGGGGTAGCTAGCCCCGTTGCAATTCCACTTGCAGCCAAAACTATAATGAACACTCTCAACCATGTCAAACCGATACCCTCGCCTCATAAGTGTACAGAGACCTGGACTCTCTATCATTGTACTTAGGAAGATCATAGTAGGTCCAGGCTCTTACTATATACTCCTCAGGTGTTCCGGGGTTTCCCCGGCTCGCCCATGACGCTTCAAGGCTTGAGACAGGAACGTCACGAGACTTGACTTGTGGGTCTCCTGTCTCCCACTCATATATCTTATCTATGGTGGTCCCTGATCGACCTAGAATCTCTAACACCATCCTTGTGTCAGGGTCCGGTGTGCCAGCAAATGGAGAGCTCCATCCCGGTCGGTGAGTCGATTCGTCCCTTCGTCGATATCTCCACATCACCTTAAGGTCTCCAAGTGACACAACAGCCTCAAGTCGGCTAGGCGGGAGCGGTTGGAACGTCCGCGGGATCGGATCGTTCTGGTCCGGAGTAGTCATGGTTGTCAGCATCCCAACTGGCGTTGTGCTACCATCCGGGGCGACAGGCTGCGCCCTGTAGATGTAGTCGTCTTTTTTGGGGACTAAAAACCTTGGTGGAAGCCACATCCTTTCACCACCGCTAGACAATACCCACAGTGTCCTGCCAGTTGGGTGACTGCTGGGCGGCCTCACTGTGTCATATAGACCCCTATCTACCACAGTAAGCGTATCTTGGGCGTCCTGGTGTACCTCTGCTGCGATGATTTCATCTCCGATCAGAATCAGCAGCTCATCTCCTGGTCGATAGGTCTCAAATGGGAGCGGTATATCTAGGTTCACCTGAGACGCTGTAGGGGCCAGACTGGACGCAAGAGACCTTCTTGCTGTTGGCTGACCAGAGCTCACGAGCTCATAATTGTTTGCCGGGTCTGTGTTGCTGTCTGCGGGCACCTGACGCCACAGCTTTAGGTATGACACGGGTTGCTCAGGAGCTGCGAGGACTGCAACCGCATAGGTGTTCTCTGCCTCGTCAGACGACGCCCAGCCGAACTGTGACAACTCCGGTCTCAAATCCTTTGCCAGATGAACTGGGAGCACCAGCGCCCTAACAGGCGGGTCTTCGTACTCCTTTGGTGGTTCCCTATCCTGAGATGGCGGGTCATCCCACAGCGGCTCATCTACATCCACCCAGTTCGCCCGAGCCTCAATACGCACCTCCGCTGCTTCGTCATCACCAAGGTCGATATTTGTCACCCTGTAGATCGTCATGGGGACGCCGTGTAGGCCGCTCCCCCACTCTATCGCAGACCCGATCCTAAGCCCCGCCGGGTAGTTCACCCAGGGGATGCTCAGCGCCACAGACGTATAGTGCCGCTGGGCATATAGAAAGTCTTTGGTGGCGCGCATGAGCGCGGACTTATCCTCACGTATCATGGGATAGCTTTTTTCCAGTATCGACTGCTCACTCTCCCACAGTGGCGTATACTCATAGTGCAGCTTTTTCTCATCATCTCTGGTCAGGTCGTCTGTGGGGTCACGGCGTCTATAGCTGATAGATAGACCCGTTGGGGACAGCTTAGGCGTCTCCTTCACCCACTCTGCGGTGCAGTTATCGTCTGACAGCGTGACCAGGGGCGCGCCAGATTTTTTTGCCACAGATAACGCCACCTTGCCAGTTTCTGGGTCCAGATAGACAGACGCGTCCATCTCCCCAAGGAGCTCCGATATGTGGCTTGATATGGCTTTTGGCGATGCCTGAAAGGACACCCCGAGAGACGTGTCATAGGCGTATTGAGCGGCATCCTCGAAAGATTGTGTGTGTATCTCACTGGGGGGTATATTTGCCCCATACTGGGGGTTGGTCATCAGGTCATACATCACATGGACCGGATTCATGTCCTGACCGATCGCTGCAAGCGATGGCTCCCATCTGTCCCAGGTGCGCTGGCGTGTGACCATGCACCGTATATCTCTGGGTGTCGACGTGTCGATATTGCCATCATCACTGCTGCGGTAGGACTCCCGGCCGGTTACCGTACCCATGATGGACACAACGCCCTTATACAGCACCTGGCCTGATACCAAATCGGTGTCTTCCAGGGCATCTTTGTCCATATATTGCGGCCAGTTGATATTGCCGCCGATATTAGACAACCCGTCCGGATATAGGTCTATGTACAGCGACCTAAAGGCCATCGCCCGGACCATTTCATCATAGCTCCCCTGCCCCGGAACACCTGTGGAGAAATGCTCCCCAGATCCGTATCTATTTAGCTCTTCGTACCTTGTGGGGTAGTCTAGGCGTGTGGCCATTCTAGCGGGCAAATAAATCGCATGGTCTGTAGATATATTTGAGCCGCTGAACTCAAACTCCCAGGGCTTATGGTAGTCCTCAGCGCTGCTGTCTGTGATGATATGGAGTCGCTCAGAATCTCCCTCCCATGACAAGGCAACCCGGCTAATAGAGTCGATCGGACTCTGACACAACACAGCATGAAACTGCTGCGCCTGCACATGGCCTGTCTTATCGTCACGGCGAAACGCATCGGTCGCCGGATCCCACACCCCCCCTGTCTGAGATAGCGTCCGGCCCACCTGCCATGCGCGAACGTCATCGCCGTTCCCAGACGTGGCCGGCGCAGCCCAGATCACTTTGGCCGATACCCCCACGCTCCCATACACCACGGGTATCGAGTCGCCTGACGCCACCGGGCGGCTCTCCATGCCGCGCTGTGCTTGTGCCTGTGCATCAATTTCTGGGTCATCATCTCGCAGCAGGTAGTTCACGCCTGCCGCTAAAAGATTCACCCCCACAGATACTAAAATACCCCACATTTAATCTCTCTCCATCAGGTGCGGGAATCCGCTAAAATTTGGCGCGCTCCTAAACGTCTGATCCACATCAGATAGCGTCTGATCAGTCCCCATCACGCCTGTGATGATATCTCCCACGGACAAGTCTGGGCGAAAATCTGCCGTCCACAGATACCACTCACCCCCGGAGGTGCCCTTGGTCGCCACCTGGATGATGGGCGTAACAATGCCGCGTGCTTTGACCACCCCATAGCGCAAGTTGGATATATCCCAGTTGATGGGGTTTCCGACTGTGTTTTCTAGCTCCACTGCTAGCCTGTTTGGGTCTGTCACCTCAGTGACTCTGAGACCCGTGCTAAAGTCCTCCTCATCATCGTATGGCAGGCGCCACCCCTGACGGGAAAACACGCCTCGGGGCACCATCTGGGACTCAAGCGACACCCGTGGTATGGCAGTCAGCGTTGCCTCGCCACCAGAAACACGAATCTTGGCTAACTCTCCGTTAAATAAGGGGATTCTGTTGCCGTCCACCAGGCGAGATATCTTGATAAAATTGGACACCATCTCGCCATTATAAGACAAGAAATTGTCATATATTTCGTGGTCAACCGGCACCGTGATTTGCACATCCGTATCTGATATCTGTCCGCTCATCGTGATCGCCCCGCGCTTTACCGGAGCTGGCGCATAGTTGTGCCCGTCATGGCCCACGATATTTGCAGCGCTGGTATAGCGGTTTGTCACCCCGTCCACAGTGATTTCTATCATGTCATAGATCACGTTACACCTCGGTAAATCCTAGCTGTATCTCAGTCACATAAGGCGTGTGGTACAAAAACTCCACAGTATCACTAGATAGTCGTGCAGACTGCGCCCGACGCATAATCACTGCCATATCTGGCGTGTATTCTTTCGCGAGCGGCAAGGCCGAATCAACTGATACAACATCCCCAGATATAGACGGGTAGTTGGTGAGCGCGGTGGCTGTTGTCCCATCTCGCTCCAGTATCCATAGTGCTGTGCTGTCCAGTGCCTCGAACACCCCAGGTGTGTGCTCAAACTCCAACGTATTCCCGTAGCTCCGTATCAAGGGGAGCACGCGCCATGTCGGAAGTGATATAGCCTCCATGCGACCACCTAGCCGCCCCAGCGCTTCCCACATCTCATGACCCTCCGCCTGGTCTTTTAGCAAGTATGAAAAGCTGTGTGACTCACGCGACCTGCTGGCTAAGCCGAGGCGATTATCGGCCCCACCCGCAGCTAGAAAGTCACTAAAAAGACCCTCACTTGTCGACGAGTCAGGCGAGGACTTGTTCGGCTGCTTGGCGGAAAAAAGATCTTGAACGTCGCTTTTAGCCATCCCCCGCGGGCAGTAATACTCGCCCAGCACCATCATAGATAACTGCTTCGTCTCAGATGCCGTGCCGCTGTAAAACGTCGTCGCGGGCGAGTCCATAACCTTGACCGGGTAGGCTGCGTAGATTTTAGTGCCAGCCAGAGTAGGTCGAAGCAGCCCGCTTATGACTAACTTTCGTGGCGAGCTGGTTGCGGTATTGACTTTATAAAAATCTCCGTCAACCCACACATATGGCGGCACGCCCAAATAATCGTCAGAAAAAAACATATCATCGTCGCCAAACCCCGTGGACTGTCTGAGCCTAGACGACACCCACCACAGTGGGACGATAAAACCGTCAGCCTGTGCAAGCTGTCGCATCTCAAAATAGGACAAACGATCCGACACATGGTAGCTAAAATAGACCTTGGGATACCTTCTTAGCGCAGATCTTGACTCGCCTCCATTTACCGACGTGTGTATGGCTGTCTGCCACTCCGCGCGCACAGATAGCGGCGTGCGCCAGTTGTGGTTGAGCGCGTAGTTATCCATTGAGCACCGCGTTGACCTCGCGTTTTAGCCTTGAGATCACGTTGTAGATCACTTTTTCGCCTGTCGCGCCCGACATGACAGCCGCGATCTCGCTCGGGTCTGTGACGTTGATGATGCGGACTGATCCGCCGAGCCCCGCATCCACCGCGCCTCCGCCTGCGTATTTCCCGCCGCCAGTCCTTCCGCCTCTTGCGGCCGAGTTGACTTTATCCAGCCAGTCATACCCCACAAGGCGCGCTGCTGAGGCGTTGATCACGTACTCGCCCGCGGATAAACGCGCCGGGATAGAGTCGCTGCGGCTGGTGCCCGGCCCAAACACGCGCCCGCCGTCGGCAAACCCAAACACCTGGCCTAGCACCCCAGCGCCTGCGCCGCTTCCCGTGCCGCCGGTCAGGGCGCGAAGTGCCAGCGCTCTTGTCGCAGCCACAACAAGATCTCTTATCAGCGCCTTTATACCTTGATGCACTCGGTCAATATTGCCTTCCAAAACACCTATAAACGACTCTGTGAGCGCCCCGGACACAACCGTTGCCATGCGGTCCGCCGCCTGCTCCCACTCATGTTGCCATTGCTCAGCCAGGCGGGCGTTTTCTGCAGCCTGTCGCTCCTGCTCAGCCAGCGCTCGCTGGGCGGCCCGCTCTTGCTCCCGGGCAAGGTCTGCCGCCATTTTCTCCTGCGCGCGCTTCTCGTCCTCAGCCATCTTAAACAGCCGCGCCCTGTGGTCTCGGGCCATTCGTCGGGCCATATCCTGCGCGCCAGACATCGCTTTAATGCTGTCGTCTGTCGCCTTCTGAACTGGCTCTGCTGCGCCTGCTGCTGCGTTGTCTACGCTCTTTTTGACCCCGTCGCCCATCTCGGAGAGCTTCTGCATGGCGTCCATGCTCTTATCGAGCTCCCGGGTCACCATCTGGGTGCGGTTACGGGTGTCCTCAAGTCGAGACGACACGTCCATATAGGCGCTTCTGAGCGTCTCAAGGCGCGCCCTTTCGTGCTCACTTAGCTGGGATAAGTCTGCGTTTAGAACGCTCAGGGCGGTCTCGCTAAAGCCTAGCCGCCCCGCACTACGCACGAGCTGGTCTCGCTCCTCAACCATGCGCTCAGACGCCTCAATGAGCGCCTCACGAGCGTCTGCAAGCGCCCCCGCGCCGCCTGCTTGAGCGCGCAGGGATATTTTGTCCTGCTCTTTATAGAGCTCACCCAGCTCGCGCTGGATCTCAAGCTGGCGCTCGGCGGTCGTGTTCGCCTCGCGCATCTCCTGTTGTAGCTCGATTATCCTTAGCGTGTATTCTCCCGTGTTGTCCCCAGCGGTCTTGATCCGGGCCGCCATCGTCGTCACGGTATTGCCAAACTGGTCTGTGGCGCTGCGCATCCGGTCTGTGAGCTGCCGGGCTTTGTCTAGGTTGAAGCTGAACGCGCCAATGGTCCAGATCGCTACTTCGCCCAGGCGCTCAAGCGCTGTCGCAGCGCCTGCTATGACCAGGCCGATATCTGCCAGCGTGCTGACAATCCCCTGCATGGCGTCGTCAGACGTGGCGATATACTTGAAAAAATCTCCAAGAGCTTCTGCACCCTCAGTCACCGCGGGCGTGAACGCTGCGCCGATCTGCTTGGATATCGCACTGATCGTAGTGTTGAGCTTGTCGATGGCGCTCTGGTAGTCTGACCCGGCCTGCAAGGCATCCCCAGACATCACGGCGCCTAGCTCGTGAGCCTCCTTTGCAAGTGCGTCAAAGCCCTCAGCCCCCTGTGCGAGCATCGGAAGGAGTTTTCGGCCTGTGTTCTCGCCAAATATCGCCCCAGCCGCTGCCGCCCGGTCTGTAGCGTCCGCGGTGTCTCCCATCGCCGCAGCAACTCGACGAAACATCTCGTCGGGTGATAGCCCCTGTAGATCTCTAACGCTAAGCCCAATGCGCTCTAAGGCGTCTGCGTAGCGCTTATTGCCCTGTGCAGCCTTGCTGGCCCTATCCCCCAGGCGTGTCATTGCCTTAACGACGTTGTCGCTGCTCATCCCGAACGACTGGAACGCGTGCAGCGCTTCTTGAAACGAGTCGGTCGATATGCCGATAGAGTCAGACGCCCTGCTTACATCCTCAGAAAACGCCGCAAAATCTTTGGTGAGCTTATTGATCGCAGCGCCGTAGGCCGCAGCAGCGGCAGTCCCGGCAGCGAAAGCCGCAGCGATGGGCTTGCTGATAGTTTTGGCGCTGGCAGATATATCGTCAAACGACTTCTTTGCCTTCCTGGCAAACTGATCCGCAGACACAGACGCCTGCTTGGCGGCGCGTCTAAACTCACTGCTATCCCCGCTGATCCTGTATTTTAAGTCTTCAAACGCCACGCTTGCTACTCCTTTTTAGGCGGGGATACCTCGCTGATAAGCGCATCGGGAAGAAAGTCGTCGGGCCTGACCCGCTTGACGCCGCCTAGCGTCTGGATAGTCGACATAAGCCCCGCGTGGCGATACCAGGCTGCGGCGTCCCCGAATGGCTCTAACTCATAGTAGGCCATCCACTCGGTGAGTTCCGCGGGGCTTATCTCGTCCAGCATCGCATCCACATCCACCCGCCCCATCGCAAGCGCTAGGCGGTAGGCAAAGCGGCGTCTTACGTCTCGTCGGAGCTTTTTTTTAGCTCGTCCGGGTCCTTTGACGTGCTGATCTCAGCACACGCATTGAAAATCTCCCAGATAAGCTCAGCGCTCATATCCAGAAGCTCCTCATGGGAGTCTAACTGAGGCTCCACAAGGCATTTATGCGCGATCACCGCTGCAAGGTGGAGCATCGCAGACGGGTCTTCGGGCGGCGACCCCAGCATCGCTTGCTCTCGGGAGCTAAACGGCCTGATCGCCACTTTAGCGCCACCAAGCGCCTTGATTTCTACCTCAAAACGTCGCTCTTTGACCTTGTGCGCGCGCATGTTGTCCAGGGAGATCACAGCCATGATTATGCTCCTTTCTTATAATAGTAGATCGCCTCTCTACCGTCGTCAGGCGTACTGATCGAGATCGCAAAGCCAACCTCTTGAAAGTCTGTACGGGACTTCATTGAGAAGTCTCCATCAGGTGCAAGCTCCACAGACGGCATGAAGACGTTCCAGTTTTCGCCGTAGCTGTTGTCTGCTATAAAAAGCAGGCTCCCGCGCAGCTTCACCTGGTCAGTCGTCTTGACCGTATGCACGGTGGCAGGCCCGCCCGTGTAGGTCACTTCGATCTCGGTCACGCCGCCCTTTAGAAGCTGCACAGCACCGTATTCCTCATCAACGATATAGTCGTCGCCCTCAGATAAGGGCGACGGAGAGCCTGTCTCATCCGACACACCGGTGACAGTCACGTCCACCACCCCATAGGGCGAGCTGGGCGATACGCCCAGGCGGTAGATGCCGCCGGGAACGGTGTCCTCAAATGTCTCTTGGGTGCTGGAAATGGTCGACTGCGTATCGTCCTCATATTTGCCTGCAAAAAACAGGGCAATATTCTCTGGGTCGATATTGTTGCACGTGAAATTTCCCGTGCGCTCAATCTGCGTCAGGACGCTCGCACGCAGCTCAGCCACCGGACCATCGGAGCTGAATAAATCCACGGTCTCGCTGGTCATTGTCAGGGACAACTCGGGCGTATCTCCCAGGTAGCGCTCATGTTCTTCGCCCTCCTGCTGAAAGTAGATTCTGCCTGCCCCCAGGACGGGATAATCTTTGTGGTCGGGCTTAAAAACGGCCATTTTTCAACTCCTTACGGTCAATATTCTTCAATATACGAGAGTCTAAGGCGCATCTCTATCACGCCCACATCACTGTGCTCGTCCGGCACATAAGCATGCCGGCTCTCCAAGAGTAGCTGATCGGTCAAAAGGCCATCCATGCGGGGTTCCTGGGCCTTAAATATCGCCCCGTGCACCACGGACGCAAAGTCTTCCAGCTCCAAAAGAGCATCTCTCGGGTCGACGTGCACGGCGGCCAGGACCACAAGAGCCATTGTTTGCCGGCTTATCTGGCGCTTTCGGTCATATCGCCCCAGCTCTTCGGTCTGTATGCCGGGCGGGTCGCCTAACTTGAGCGCGAGGATGGGCATGGCGTCGGTCTCAACATCTATCGACCTGCCTGCCAATACTGGGTACCCGGTCGACTCAAGGCGATCGCGAATAGTCTGGATGATATTTTTTGCCTCCTGGCTCATTGCTCACACCTCCTGACAGACCAACGGGTCTCAAACCCATCGTCAAACAACCGGTTGACCAGTTGCCATCGGGTTTGCCGGAACGGGTCCAGCTCAACGACTTCCACAACATCGCCCGGTATCGGCACAGGGACCTGCTCACACATCAGGCAGATCTGGTCATGGACCTCAATCATGCTGTCCACGATAACCTGCGCCTGCCGGTCCAGTATCACGCGCACATCCGCAGACATCCCATCTTTGGGATGATAGGTCGCATCAAACCCCATCGTGGGGTCGTTGAATATCCTGCGGACGTGCGCGCTCATAGGTCACACCAGCTTGGCTATGACGGTGGTTGCAGTGCTCGGGGAGTCCTCCCACGCCACCGCATGGTAGTCCTCACCTGCGGCGTACGCCTTGAGCGAGCTGCCAGACCACTCCAATCTGTCGCCCTGGGCAATCGCCGTGCTGGTGCACGGGAGCTCAAACACACCTACGGCCGCCGCAGAGACGATATCCCCGGTTTTGCCGGTTTCGTTGGTGACGACGAGCTTATCACCGACCAGGAGCGGGGTTCCTGCGTCCTCATCGCCCGTGAGCTCGATATTGATCGTGTCGCCCTTCTCCACAAACCTATATTTTGCTGCCATTTTATACCTCCTATGTGCCCCGCTCTCGCGGGGCGATTAGATTAACCCACGGCCTTGTAAATGGTGCGGTACTCAATGGGGCTTGCACCCACATCTAGGCGCACCTTGTACTCGACCCCATCAACGTTCCAGCCTGCCTGACGCTCAAGATACGGCGTTTTCTGCCCGTCCAGATACGTGACCTCGATGGCCGAGTTCTCTCTGCGCGCAGCGAGATACCAGGTATCGGTGGAGTCCGCGTCTAGGCGTGGGTCGACAATGACCTCGGCTAGATTGTAGACGGGCGACTTGCGCGTGACCGGCCCACCGCCAGACGTGTCCACGTACTCGGGGTCTCCCACTAGCGCCTCAGCTACCGGCGCGAGAGCGAGCGGCACGATCAGATACGCCGGGCGGATATTGAGCGTCCGGCCGCTTGCGTCCGTCTGGGCGCGCAGCGTCATCGCTGCTGCCAGCAGGTTATCCAAATCCAGGGGCGTTCCGCTGGAGTCGTAGTTATTGTGATCTGAGCTATCGAACAGAGGCACGCCGTCGCTCATTTCATAATCGCTGGTCTCGCCATTGATCAGGATATCCGCCACCAGGTCTCCCACGGTGGCCACAGCGGCCTGCGCTAGGATGGCAGGGATGCGAGTAAAGACGCCCATATCATCGTTGATGATGGCCTGACGGGTGATCGCGAACATCTCACCATAGGTCTCAACCTGGACTTTCTCGGATTCCTCGTTGAGAGACACATACTTGTACTCAGCCGCCTCACGCACCTTCCGGAGCCTGCTGAGCCCACCCAGCCCCAGACGGGTGCCGGGCTTAAAGTCCGATGCCGAACCTTCTAGCGTCCAGCGCTGGAACGTCTCCTCGACCTCATCTAGGCTGCGCTTGATCGCCTTATTGGCCATCCCCTCCATGATGCCGGGGAAGTGGTCTGTCGTGTGCCACTGAGACAGCACTTCTCCCACCATTCGGCGCGGATTCTTGCCGCGCACCTTGATGCCAGATCGCTCAGCACTCATGCGCACGAGATCCTTTAGGGTCGCGAAATTAAGCTCATTCTTTGCGTCCCGAGCCTCCCATCCCGCGCGTGCAGAAAGCGCCTGGATGGCCCCCTCAACGAACTTGTCACCGCTATCCTGGGTGATAATCGGGCTTGTTTTGTGCGCTTTGGGCGTCTCAGCTTGCTGGTCTGCGAGCGCATCGATCACCGCAGCACGCGCCTCGTCCACACTTTTATCCGAGCTAATAAGCTCGTCTGCCATATCCGCCAAGCCGACCCGCGCGCACACATCTCGGATGCCTGCGGCGCGCGCCTTCTCGGCTGCGGCGGCCTCTTGCTTGACCTGGTCCAGGTCGACTTCTTGTTGCTCGTCCTTATCCATCTTGTCCTCCTGTGGGCCCTTGTCGGGCGGTGTATGGGCGTCATTTGCTGCCCTCGGTGCAAGCGACGCCACCACGCGGTCATGGACCGTCTCTGGCATGCGCGCCATGTCGAATTTAATAAGGTTTTTCGCGTACTTAGCAGCTACATCCTCTGCTGTTTCTTCCGCCTCGTCGTCCTCGGAGTCTGCAAACCCGAACGCAACCGCGTCCTCAGACGTGAGCCAGGTCTCATCTTCCATCAGGTCGAAGACATCCTGACGGCTCATGCCAGTCTTTTTGGTGTAGATATCAGTCAGCGCCTCCGCATGTTTATCGAGCATTTCCGCAGACTTACGGTGCTCAGACGCGTCTCCCAGCGTGACCAACCACGGGTTATGCACCATCATCATCGACCCGAGACTCATGATGGTCTCATCACCCGCCATCGCGATGATGCTGGCAGCGCTGGCGGCTAGCCCATCCACATAGACCGTGACCCGCCCCTCATGGGCAGCAAGCGCGTTGTAAATCGCAACGCCCTCATAGGCGATCCCGCCGGGGCTTGTGATTCGGACGACAAGGTCCTCGTCACTGGGCATCCCCTGCAGCACGTTGGACACGTACTCAGAGTTAAACTCCCATCCACCCACAAAGCCGTTTAGAAGTAGTTTTTTCATTCTTTATTCCGATGGTGTGTCATCACGATATAACCTGACTTGTGACTCATCCGCGCGCGCATCGCTAGAAAATACAAAGCCCATCTCATCTGCGATGTCGTTATCCGCCTTGATCTCGCGCATCACCTCATCCGGGTCTCGACCCAGCGAGCGGATCTCGGACTGCCTGCTACTGACACCGCCGCGGACCGCATTGATGAGCGCCTCAGTCTCTCGGATCGGGTCGATCATCTGGCGGCGCGGAGGCGTCCACCGAATCATCTCGTCGCCACGCGCAAGCCCCATTGTAGCGGCGGCCTCAAGCAGCCATTCGCCAATGGTTTCCAGCATTCTGGGCTCTAAAATAAGCGCTCGGTCTGCGTCTATTTTGTTGCGGAATTCGATCCACCCCATCCGCGCAGACGAGAAGTTGGCTCCGCGCAGATCACCCGTAAGCGCCTCGTAGGATATGCCCAGCCCCGCTGCTATTTCGTGGAGAGTGACATCCGCAAAATCTTTGTACCCGCCCACGTCTGGCGGCGTGCCAAATGTCACGTCCTCACCAGGCTGCAAAAGCTGCACAAGCCCCGGCTCCATGCTCGTCACTAGCGGCATTTCCTCTGGGTCTGTGCCCATCATGCCGCCCAAAACATCCGACGGCGTGCGAACAAATGCCGTGTAGCACGCGGCGATCTGCTGGCGGACGAGCTGGGCATCCTCGAAAGAGTCCCAGTCGCGGATCTTGATGATCACCGGCGCTAAGTCGCTGATCCCGCGCACCTGACCCGGCCGTAGCACGCGGAATAGGTGGATCACATCGTCTGCGGGGACGCGTATATGGCTTGTGTTATACCCCGCCTCAAGGTCCCCCGGATGATCTCTGTGCAAGTGGTACGCCACGCGCTCCCCGTGTGCGTTGTATTCCACGCCCTGGACGATATTTCCCTCAGTCAACTCGTGGTCAAGATAGTCGCCCTCTAAGACCTTGAGTTTTAACGGGATTTCTCCGGGTTTAGCCCTTTGTCTCACCCTGATAACCAGCGCCTCGCCAGATTCCACCATAGCGGCGTATGCGAGCGCCTGGATGCCGTACAGGTTGTGCATGCGGTCGACGCTGCACCGCGTGCTTCTGGCCCACTTTTTTAGGTGTCTCTCTAGCTCGGACTCCCCATCCATGCTCATGCGGATGCCAGTGCCCACGGTGTTGGTTGTGAGCACATCTACTGCACGCCGGCCGATCCATGTGTTACGCGCCAGATCCCGCGCTCGGTTCCGTATGATCTCTATGCCGCGCTTTATTTCAGCGTTGGCATCATTGCTGGACACAGTTGTCCAGCCGCGCGTTCTTCGACCACGGCTAGCGCCCTCATAGCGCGCGAACACGTCTCGGGCTTTGTTGGCGGCCTCAAGCTCCATGCGAGCCTGTGCGCGCCTCACTGCCGTGACGGGCGCAAACAGCTCAATCGCCTTGTCGATAAACGTCGACACTCACAGCCCCTTGCTGAACGAGGCGAGCATCCGGTTTCCGGACCGAGCGCGCGGAGTATGCCCCAGCTTTTCTTTAAGCAATGCAATGGCTTGCGCGAGCTCTTCCATCGAGCGATACCGCGTCATGCGGTCCCCGTGGGAGACCTGCAAAACGCCAGAGTAGTACGCGTCTTCCAGCGCCGCCAAGCGATCTTGGTCTGTCATACCGGCCATGTGGCACCTATCCCAACCAGGCGCCCGGCCTCCTAGTTCTTTTAGTCTGGCTAGACTGTAGCGGCTTACCGACGGGCTGTCCAGCAGCAATTGCCCCGATAGATTTTAATCTCTCCCATTTGGCCATCTCAGCCCGGCTGAGCTGCAGCGACTCCGCCGCTGCGCGCGCGTAGTTTCGCAGGTCCAGCGCCTCGTTTCTGGCGCGCGTCTTGACCCATTCCAGCTTTTTATACCCTTTTTTATCGACCTTTGAGACCTGTGATTCGGCCGTCAGTTGCTCAAAATATTCCTGCCCGTACATCGGGAAATGGCAATAGCCCGCCGGGTAGTCGCTGATCTGCCCGTCTGCATCAGCCAATGGCCGCAGCCTAAGCCAGGCATAGAGCTCAGACTTGAGCGCGTCGACGCCGATATGCCAGATGCCTACGCCGGACTTGCTCGGTTTGTACCCACCTAGGATAGTCTGGGTGTGCGCAGACCCTTTAATCACCATCACGCGATCGCCCCTGTGGGTGCGTGCCCAGTTATATACTTCTGTCGTCGCAAACCCCGAGTCTACCGCCATGCGCAGTATCCCTGTGTGGCCGCCGTCCGTTGTGGGGTACGTCTTTCTGAGGAGCCCAGACAGTCGCTCCCACGGCGCTGGGGTGTATATATCGCCCTCCAACACGACGTGCTCCACTGACCAGCTCTCTAAGCCCGGACCCCACGCAACCACCTCGCACTCAAGGCGGTCTTTCTGGACATCAACCCCCGCTGTGAGCACGTACCCACCGGCCGGCACGGTGCCGATCTGGTAGGGCTCTCGTCGGTCATAGATGCGCTGCCACCGGGGCGCTGTGCCACGCTCCTTCCAGGTCTCTCCGAGGACTGTGTTGACAAATGTTCGGAGCTTCAGCGGATTGTTTTTAGCCTGGTCAAAATCACGAGCGATATCAGCCCACGAGTACCACCCGGCGGGCGAATACAACGCGTTGATGAAAAACCCCAGGTGCTTGGCGGGGCCTTCTTCCTCAACCATCCACGCGCCGTGCTCAAGCATCCATGTTTTGTTTGATTCCTGTATTTTATGCCCACACTCAATGCACTCTAAGTGAGCGGAATCATAGTCTTTTTTGGACCATTTAAGATTTGGGAACTCTAACTTTTGCATCGCCCCACAGTCCGGGCACGGCACGTGGTAATAGTGCTGTGTGCTCGCCTTAAACGAGCCGTCTACCCGGCTTGAGCCCGCATCTGTGGGCGTGGAGCATTCAAATATCTTGCGCCGGCTAAACGTCCGCGTCCTAGCCACCGCGAGCGCCACCGGGTCGCCCTCCCCCTGCACGTCCATCGGGTAGGCGTCGACCTCATCTAAAAACAGATACCTGATCGGCATCGAGCGCAGCCCAGACGCGCTGCGGGCGCTTGCCATCATGAGCATCCCGCCGGGGAATATTTTTTCGTGGATATTGTCTTTTCTGACCCGGTCTCGTAGCACTGGCGTTGCGTCTATCATCGGCGTCAGGCGCTGCTTGGACACCTTCTCCACCAGATCATCTTTCGCCTGGACCATCAGCATCGGGCCCGGCGCGTGATGCATCACATACCCACACCAGTTATTTCCTGCCTCAGTGCCGCCGATCTGCGCCGACTTCATGAATGTGACGCGCTCAGCGGGGTGCTCAGGAGACAGCGCATCCATGATCGCCCGCAGGTACGGTGTGCGGCTTGTGCGCCATCGGCCGGGTTCAGCGCTCGCCTCTGGCGGCAAATACCTGTACTCGTCCGCCCACTCACTCACAGTCATCTCTGTGGGCGGGGATAACGCGCGCTGCCATGTCTCCCACGCTGTCATATATCGCCCTCTGGCGTTGATATCTCACGGGTCGCGTCCCCCAGCACCTGCCGAATCTCGGCTGTAAGCCTGGTGTGTATAGCGTGCGAGTCTGTGAGCCCAGACAGCTCGTGTGATAAGCGGTCGGGTATCGTCAGAAGATTGTCTCTAAGTCCGCGCAATAACTCGAATATCTCGGACTCTACTATCTTGCGATCGACCAGTTGCCCTTGCTTTTCGTCCGCTTTCAGCCGGGCCATGCGGGCGCGTTGCTCATAGGACTCAATGCGCACTTCCAGTAGGCGGTCTTTTTCTTTTGTGTCGATCCCAGCGCCGGTGGCGAGCTCTTTTCGGAGCCTGACAAGGTCCTCAACGCTCATTTTGTCCAGGTCTTTCTCGCGAAGCTCAGCCGCCGCGATCGCCTTCGCCGCCTTGCTCGGCTGGTGGTGCTGCCTGCCCGCCTTGATCGCCCGGTCTGTGGCCTCTACGTCCACGTAACCATCAACGAGCTTGATTTTCCCCTGCTTTAGCAGTTTTGCGATATACCCATCTGTGACATTGAGCCGCCGGGAATAGTCCGCCTGGGTCATGAATTTTTTGCCCATGCATCACCCCGCGTTGACCAGTTTGAGCACCGCGCCGGGGTTATTTTTCTCGATCTCCTCCAAGCGCTTATCGATCTCGTCGATCAACACCC